TAATAAATTATCAACAAATTATTGATTTGTATAAATCATGAAAAATAAAAAAATATTTATTACTGGAGGTGCTGGATATTTGGGATCTTATCTAATTAAAAAATTTTATGAAGATAATGAAATTACTATTTTTAGTAGAGATGAATCTAAACATTACTTTTTAAAGAAAAAATTTCCTAAAATTAAATGCGTTATAGGAGATATTAGAAATCTTGATTCTTTAGATAAAGCATCTAAAAATCACGATATTGGAATTTTTGCAGCAAGTTTAAAACAGATTGAATCTGTTGATCAAAATGTCCTTGAGGCTCAAGAAATTATTATAAAAGGTGGGTTAAACAGCAGAACTGTTGCGGAAAACAATTTAGAATCAGCGTGTTTTATTTCTACAGATAAATCTAGAGCCGCAACTACTATTTACGGAGCAATGAAATTTGTTGCTGGAGAAGCGTTTATTTTAAACGCTGATAAAATTAATAAAAATTTATCAAGCGCTATTTATGGAAATGTTATTAATTCTACTGGCAGTATAATTCCTTTGATATGGGACGCTATAAATAATGATTATGCTTTAACTTTATATTCAGAAGAAATGACTCGATTTATCGTCTTTCCAGAGCAAGCGGTAGATCTTATTGAAACAGCTTTGACAAAAAGTGGAGTAAACGTTATTCCTAAAGCAAAAAGTATTCTGATTAAAGATTTATTTGAAATATATCATGAACGTTTTGGATTAAAATATACTATTGGTCAACCAAGAATTTCTGAAAAAATTCACGAAATTATGATTGCAAAAGAAGAATCACCTCGCGTTTATGAAGAAGGTGAATACTATTTTATGCATTATAATAAAACTTATGATTTTAATTTATTTGAAAATAACGAATTCTCTAGTAAAGATTGCGTTGTTAGTAAACAATCTTTATATGAGATTTTAGAAAAAAATAATTTTTTTAAAAAATGAAAATATTAGTATTGGGACACAAGGGTATGCTTGGTCATATGGTTTGTAAGTTTTTATCACAACATAACTTAGAAATAAAAACTGTTGAATCAAAATGGCCAAGTGAAGATTTTTGTAACTCAATTAAACAATCTGATTGTGAAATCTTAATTAATTGCATAGGGAGCATTCCTCAAAAAAATAAAAATAATCATTATGACTTATTTTCCTGCAACTTTCTTTTACCAGTATTCTTATCAGAACATTTTACTGGTAAAATAATTCATCCATCAACTGATTGTGAATTTTCTGGATACTCTAAAAAATTATATTCAAAAAACGATATTAGAGATGCTATTGATTACTACGGAATAAGTAAAAAATATGCTGGTGAATATTTACAAAATAAAAATAATGTTCATATTATAAGAACATCTATTATTGGTCCAGAAATAAACAACAAATGTTCATTATTAGAATGGTTTTTAAATAATAATGATGATGAAATCAATGGTTTCTCAAATCATTTTTGGAATGGTGTTACAACTTTAGAATGGTGTAAGATATGTTTATCCATTATAAATGGAAATTTGAATGATAATTTTATACAAATTGGAACAGATCCAATATCAAAATTTGATTTATTAAATATTATAAATGAAGTATTTGAGTTAAATAAAAAAATAATAAACTTTTCAAGTGGAAATTTTATATATAAGTGTTTACATTCAGATTTAAATGTTCCCTCAATTAAGGATCAAATATTTGAATTAAAAAATTGGTATTATATATGAAAAAGGTAATTATTACTGGAGTAACTGGTCAAGATGGTAGCTTTATGGCAGATTTTCTTTTGAGAAAAACTGATCATTTTATTATTGCTGGTGTTAGAAGATTAAGCGTTAATAATCATAAAAATATTGAACATCTTATTAATAATCCAAGAATTAAATTAATTGATCTTGATATTACAGATCAATCTAATGTCGATAAGGTAATTCAAGATGAAAAACCAGATTATTTTATTAATTTTGCAGCAAATTCTTTTGTTGGTAACAGTTGGACTATGCCAGTTAATCATATGCAAACCAATTGTATGGCAGTTCTTTATCAACTTGAAGCTATAAGAAAGTATGCTCCTAATTGTAGATATTATAACGCTGGTTCATCAGAAGAGTTTGGAGATATTGTGACAGCGCCACAGGATGAGTCTCATCAACTTAGACCTCGCAGTCCATACGGAGCAGCAAAAGCGTCAGCAAGACATCTTGTAAAAGTATATAGAGATTCTTATAACCTTTATGCTATTCAAGGTTGGTTGTTTAATCACGAAGGAACAAGAAGGGGAGAAGAATTTGTAACTCGTAAAATTACTAAAAATGTTGCACGTATTAAACACGCTATAGAAAATAAATTAACTTTTGAACCACTTAAACTTGGTAATTTAGATGCTAAAAGAGACTGGAGCGATGCTGAAGATTTTGTTGAGGGTGTATGGTTAATGTTGAATCAAGATAAACCGAAAGAATACGTATTATCTTCAAATGAAACTCACACAATAAAAGAATTTGTAGAATTAGCTTTTAAAGCTGCTGGTATTGATGGTATTTGGATTGGCGAAAACTTAGAAAGTTTATATTTATTGCCTAATTATTTAACTGATTTTGGAGATATCACACAATTAAAATTAGTTGAAATTGATGAAAAATTTTATCGTCCCGCTGAAGTTGACCTTCTTTTGGGTGATTCTACTAAGGCTCGTCAAGAACTTGGATGGCAACCGAAAACATCTTTTAAAGAATTGGTTGACAAAATGGTTAATCATGATATACTGCAGCATGGCAAAGTCTAAAATTAATAAAAAACATATTCTTGCCAAATTGACGCTTGTCCCACTAAAGGATAAGCGTTTATTTTATATGCGTGAAATGAAGTTTTTAAATATCTTGTGTGAAAGATATTCTTTGGAGTTCATGAATGCAATGACTTTTGATAAAAAGTTAGATTCATTAGCTTATTTAGTCAGCGATAAGCTAAAAGACACCTTAGATCAAAAATTTAGAGCTTTCAATTTTAAGATTGACTATTCTCGCTATGAGCAGTATCATATTGGGGATAAGGTTGGAGATGATCCAGTTATGGAGAAGAAGAAGGTAACAATTAAACATTTTTTAAATGAGCAAAACTAAAGATAAAGAAGTAAAAAAATCAACGGATGTTTTAGATTCTTTTTTAAAACAGAATCAGAGTGACCATTATAATTTTGAGGAATCAATTGACTATAAAGTATCAAGCGGTTCTCTTCAGCTAGATCTTCATTTGGGTGGCGGTCTTGGGCCTGGTTTACATAGATTTGTTGGCATGAATGAGGGTGGCAAAACTTCTGCCGCACTTTCTTTTATGAAAAACTTCTTGGAAAAAATCCCAAAAGGCAAGGGATTTTACATTAAAGCTGAAGGTCGTCTTTCTAATGAAATGATGGAGAGGTCTGGGATTAAATTTGTCTTTTCGGCTGAAGAATGGCAAGAAGGAACTTGTTTTGTATTTGAGAGTAATATTTATGAAACTGTAGTTGATGTAATGCGTCAGCTTGTTGCCAAAAATGATGAAGGTAACCTGTACTATTTCCTTCTTGATTCGGTTGATGGGCTTATCTCCAAAGGAGACTTAGATAAGAGCTTTGAAGACTCTAATAAGGTTGCTGGTGGAGCGGTTATTGCCGCCAATTTCATGAAGCGTCTTTCTATTGGATTGGCAAAGCGTGGGCATATGGCAGTCTTCATTAGTCAAGTAAGGGCCGATATTAAATTAGATCCATATTCTAAAGCTCCAGTTCGTCAGACTACAGCAACTGGTGGTAACGCCCTTCTTCACTTTGCTAACTGGATTCTTGAATTTGAGCCTCGACATAAAGGAGACTTAATTCTTCAAAACCCAAGTGATACTAAGATTGATATCAATAACAACCCAATCGTTGGGCATTTTGCTAAAGTTACTGTTAAGAAATCACCAATTGAGAAAACTAATTTAACAATTGCCTATCCTATCAGATATGGACGCACTAATGGTAACTCTATATGGATTGAAAAAGAGATTGTTGATATGCTTTATGTTTGGGAGTTTATCAATAAAAAGATGTCTTGGATTACTATTACAGAAGAATTTAAAGAACTCTTAGCAGAGAATAATCTGGAACTCCCAGAAAAAATTCAAGGAAATGAGAATCTATTTAAATTAATTGAAGAAAACAAAGATCTTTTATCTTTCTTGATTTCTTATTTTAAGAAGACTATTAATAATGAAATTTAAAACCATAACTGGCTCTGAAACAACTTTAAAAAATGCTAAAAAATATTTAATTAATTGGAATAAACCAAGCCGAAGTAAGTTTCAAACATCTGTCAAAAATTTTCTTAAGTCCTATTGGTTTAATGATATTGTTTTTGAGGAATTTAAAATAGTTGGAACTCGACTTTCCTATGATTTTTATAATGCAAATAAAAGAATAGCGATAGAAGTTCAAGGCGCTCAACATACAAAATATGTTAAATTTTTTCATGGGAGCCGTCTTAATTATTTAGATCAATTACGTCGAGATGAAAAAAAATTGAAATTTTGCAATGTAAATGATATAACATTGATAGAAATTTACCCAAACGACATAATTGATGAAAAATTATTCGAATCTTTTGGAGTTATACTGTAAAGATATAAAAATATGTCAGAAATCAATCCAGACTCTCTCCCCCAATTTAAAATACCAAATAATATTATCAACCAACTGTTCGAATTAACAGGCGGTGCTGAGAAATTTAAAGGTTTAATATTCGCTTGTGCCACAGAAGATGGCAATCCTCTAATCTATACTAAATATGATAGTCAAATGACAGAACTTGCCTTGCGTAAGGCTGTAGAATGTTATTTGCAGAATTTAGATGAACAGGAATTTTTGAATTCTGATGAAGACTATGATTGACACGTTCAATTATGTGTGTTAATCTCTCATTAGATGATTTATAATTACGAGTTAGAGAAACAATTACTTGCCGCCTTAATTAAGGAGCCAGAAAGCTATTCTGAGGTAGCTAATTTCATAAGCTCAAAAGATTTTTATTCTGAAGACAGTAATCTTCATGGAACAATCTTTACTATAATTAAGCAATCAATCGATTCTGGCGAGGAAATTGATGAGATTATTATCGCCCAACGTGTTAGTTCTTTGGGTTTGTCATTTGAAGATCGGGTTAATCCATCTGACTATATTAGATCTCTGGCTATGAGAAAAGTCCCCAAGGGGAACTTAGTTAAAACTGCTAGGGAATTAAAAAAATTCACAATTAGAAGAGAGATTTTTGAATCTGCTCAGGAGATTGCCAAGCGTATGAAAAGCATTGGCTCTGAATCTTCTTATACAGACATTATTGAATCTGCAGATTCTGCTTATAACTCAAAAATTAATCTATATGAAATTGGCAATGATATGCCAGAAAACATATATGATGAAATGGAGTTTATCGTTGAGGATCGCGGCAATAATCCTGTTGTCGAATTTGGCATGATGGGTCCACACAAGAAGGTTAATGAAATCTATGGCTCACTCCTTAGACCAGGAAACATTACGGTTATTGTTGCTAGATCGGGTGTTGGTAAAACTCAATTTTGTATGGATTATAGCACCAAAGTTGCCATTAAATATGGTATTCCTGTACTTCACTTTGATAATGGTGAAATGAGCAAAGAAGAGCTTGTTATGCGTCAGTGTGCGGCTCTATCTGGTGTTCCTATGCACTTGATTGAAACTGGTGAATGGAGACGCGCTGGTAAAGAGGTTGTGGATCGTATTAGGGCTGTTTGGCCAAAGATCAAACAGATGAAGTTTTATTACTATAATGTTGGCGGCATGGATGTTGATTCTATGATTAAAACACTAAAAAGATTTTATTATGGTAAAGTTGGAAGGGGTAATCAAATGATCTTCTCATTCGACTATATTAAAACAACATCAGAATCTGGTGGTGGTAAAAATGAATGGCAGGTTGTTGGAGAGATGGTTGATAAGTTTAAAAAATGTGTGCAAAAGGAAATTTTGCATGAAGGCAATCCAATCATTCCAATGATTACTTCTGTTCAATCTAACCGAAGTGGTATTACTAATAATAGAAACTCTCAGAATATTATCGACGATGAAAGCATTGTATCGCTTTCTGATAGGATTACCCAATTCTGTTCTCATATGTTTATTCTTAGAAATAAAACTGCAGACGAAATTGAAACTGAAGGTAGAGCGTTTGGCACTCACAAACTGATCAACGTTAAAGCTCGACATCTTGGTAAAGATATTGCTGGAGCAGTTGAGCCAGTAAGAATTGGAGATACTCTTAGAAAGAATTTTATTAACTTAGATTTCAAAAACTTTGCAATTACTGAGAAAGGCGATCTCAGAGACATTTCAAGGTTTATGGATGGAAACGCAGATCTAGAAGATGATGATGAAGACGATGACCTCCCAGACTTCAATTGATCCAACACAAATACAATCAACACTAGAGAGTATTGGTTATAAGCTATTAGATTTTGGGAATCATTGGAGAACCAATGCCCTTTATCGAGGAGGAGATAATCAAACATCAGTAAGAATTTATAAAAATACTGGAGTGTGGACAGACTTTGTTAATGGTTCAAAATCTTTACCATTTGAAAAATTATTACAACTATCACTTAATTCAGATCCTAAAAAACTAAAAGACATACTCAGCTCTCTTAAAAAATCTGATGAGTTTGTATATACACAGAAAGAAACTATAGAAATGGAAGAAATATATCCAGAATCAATGTTGGAAAAGCTTTTCCCAAATTATCTTTTTTATACTAAAAAGGGTTATAGCGAAGATACTTTAAAGTTTTATAAAACTGGTCTTGCTGGCGCTGGTAAGATGTATCGTCGTATGGTATTCCCCATCTATAATGAACATGGTCAAATTATAGGTTTTAGTGGAAGAAGAATTGATGACGATGCAGTACAGCTTCCAAAATGGAAGCATCTTGGCAAAAGAAGAAATTGGGTATATCCAGCAATGATACCACAGGAGGAATCTATTGATTCAATTATTAAAGAAAAACAAGAAGTTGTTCTGGTTGAAAGTATTGGTGATAGTATGGCACTTTATGAAAGTGGTATTAAAAATAATTTAGTGACCTTTGGTATTGGTTGTAGTCCATCAATTATTAATTACTTAAATTCATTTCCAATTAAAAAAATTATTATTGCTACTAACAATGATTTCCAATCTGCCGCCAATCATGGATACAATGGTGCTGTTAAAATTTTAATGTCATTGCGTAAATACTTTGATTTTGACATGCTTGAAATTAGACTGCCACCAGAACCATTTAATGATTTTTCTGATGCATATCAAAATGGATTTAATCTTGAAAATTGGTATAATCAAACTATAGACAAAGACCAATACATCGACAATTTAAAAAGTTACGTTAAAAGATATCTTAACTTTTTTAGTCAAAAGGATGTCGCAGGTTTAATTAAAATACTAGAACATCATGAGTGAACCTAAGACACCTCTTTCAGCAAGTAGAATTAAAACAGTACAATCGTGTAGTTGGTTGTATTGGG